ACATATCTACGGACAGTACAGCGTGTATATCGGTCTATAATGCTACGTTCTTAGCTAGAGCTTTGTTAGATGCAGATATGCTAGACAGAGTATTAATTGTTGCTGTTGAAGACGCTACTAGCAGTGACTTAATTGAGTTTTTTGGTAAGTATGGTGGACATATAGGGCTAGATGATGAAGCTAAGGGCAAATTACCAAGCGCCTTTGATGACACTAATACAGGATTTAGAGTTGGTCACGGAGCAGGAATAATGCTGTTAGATAATAATGACTCAGGAGTTGCTACTATTAATCAGATAAATATTACTGCGGAAAAGCATAATAGTGCAATTGGGCAATCAGAATCTGGAGAAGGGTACAAAAAAGCATTAGCGGGCATCGATACAGAAGGTTACCATATTATAAAAACACATGGAACAGGGACAGTAAGCAATAACCTAGCAGAAGCTAATGCAATTAAGAGCGTATTTAGTGATTTTGTAGCTACAAGCTATAAACCCTTAATAGGCCACACAATGGGAGCTCATGGAATAATTGAATTAGACATGCTATTAACAGACCTACGTAGAGGCACACTTACAGGAATACCTAATAGAACCTCAACTGATGGGCAATTCATTTCAAAAGATACTAACATAACGGACAATAAAGCAATATGTCTTGCAAGTGGTATGGGGAATGGTTATGCAGCTATGACAGTTAACATTAGTTAATCCATACTAAACAGGAGAATTAATGTGATAAAATCGAAAAAACATTTACAAGGCTGTAATATGGTAGGATATACACTATGAAGACAGATACAGATATTTCAGGTTTAGATATTGACGCTACAGAGGTCGATACATTAGTAGAGTGGGATAACCCACCTAAAATCGAAGACCTGAAACAAGACTTAACTGAAGCGCAATCAGCACACACATCACATACTATTGACGTAGAGCGTTGGTTAGAAGCATTGAATGGTAGCCAGAAGCTTAAGACTAAAGCTGGGCGCTCTAAGATTGTACCTAAGCTTATACGTAAGCAAGCTGAATGGAGATACGCTTCACTTAGTGAACCTTTTCTATCTACTGATGATTTATTCAATACAGCTCCTGCTACGTTTGAAGATAAACAAGCAGCTGAGCAAAATGGTCAAGTATTAAATTACCAGATTAATTGTAAGATAGACAAGACTAAATTTATTGATGAGTATGTTCGCACTTGTGTTGATGAAGGCACAGCCATTACTAAGTTAGGTTGGGAGTACGAAGAAGAGGTCATTGAGGTCGAAGTTCCTGTTATGGAACAAGTACCTGTACAAGACCCTCAGCAAGCTATGATGATGCAACAGCAAGGATTACCACCTGTACAAGAAGTACAAGTAGGTACTGAGATGCAAGAGCAAACTAAAATCATTAAGAATCAACCTACTATTGAAGTGTGTAACTACAATAATGTAATCATCGACCCTACTTGTGAAGGTGATATTGATAGAGCTGAGTTTGTTATCTATAGCTTCGAGACGTCTATGTCTCAGCTAAAGAAAGACGGCAGATACAAGAATTTAGATTTAGTTAATAACGACAGTGCAAGTGTATTATCTACACCTGATCATAGTGTAGATGATGAGTCTAGCTTTACTTTTAAGGATAAGCCACGTAAGAAACTAGTAGCTTATGAATACTGGGGTTTCTGGGACATTAACAACACAGGTGAAGTAGAACCTTTCGTAGCTACATGGATCGGTGATACATTAGTTAGAATGGAGGAGAACCCATTCCCTGACAAGAAGCTACCATTTGTTATAGTTCAGTACTTACCTAAACGTAAGTCTGTATATGGTGAACCTGATGGTGTATTAATTGAAGATAATCAGAAGATTATCGGTGCTGTAACACGTGGTATGATCGATGTTATCGGTCGTAGTGCTAACGGTCAAATGGGTACACGTAAGGATGCTCTAGACGTAGCTAATTATCGTAAGTTTGAACGTGGTGAAGACTTTAAGTTTAACTCTAATGTAGACCCTAGACAGGCCTTCCACATGGAGACTTACCCTGAGATCCCTCAGAGTGCCCTTAACATGCTTAACTTGCAGAATAATGAAGCTGAGAGCCTTACAGGTGTTAAAGCATTTAGTTCTGGTATTAGTGGGCAAGCATTAGGTACAACAGCTACTGGTATTAGATCAGCACTAGATGCTACATCTAAACGTGAGCTAGGAATTTTACGTAGACTATCTAACGGTATTAACCAGATAGGTCGTAAGATTATCAGTATGAATGCTGAATTCTTAGGTGATGAGGAAATTATACGTATCACTAACGAAGAGTTTGTAGCTGTTAGTCGTGAAGACTTAGGCGGTAACTACGACATTAAATTAAATATTTCTACTGCTGAAGCTGATACTGAGAAAGCACAAGAATTATCATTTATGTTACAGACTATGGGTAACAACATGCCACCAGAGATGTCACAAATGGTCTTGTCTGATATTGCTAAGTTACGTAAAATGCCTGAGCTAGCTAAGAAGATTGCTGAGTATCAGCCACAACCTGATCCTATGGCGCAACAGAAAGCACAATTAGAGTTACAGTTACTCCAGGCTCAGATTGCTAATGAGCAAGCTAAAGCACAAGAGAATTCAGTTGATGTGGGTCTCAAGCAAGCTAAGACTGCTACTGAGCAGGCTAAAGCTAGAGGTATGCATAGTAAGTCTGATCTAGATGATTTAGACTTCGTAAACAAAGAATCAGGAGTGCCTGATGCTAACAAAGAAGAACAGATGAAGTTAGCTCATGCACAAGAGATGCAAAAGAAAGAATTCGATAGATTATCGAATTTAGATGATAAAGCGATGGATAGTATGATGCAGGGAGCTAATACAACATATCCAGGACTTTAATACTTAAACGAGGAAAAGTATGACAAATGAGGAACAGTTAGAACAACTAGAAAGTAGCATGGCAGAGGCTAAGCACTTTATTGATATTAAGAATAGCTTACTGAAGTTACAGAAGAATCGTGACTTCAAGAAAGTGATTACTGAGTATTACTTTAAAGAAGAAGCTGCTCGCTTAGTTATGGCTAAGAGTGCTGGCTTATCTGAAGAACAGCAAGTATTAATTGATAATATGATTTATGGTATTGGTTCATTAGCTAAGTTCTTAGATAGTACTTTAGCTAGAGGTAACCAAGCAGAGCTAGCATTAGCAGAAGATGAAGAAGCCAAGGCTGAGATCATCCAGGAGGGCTTACTATAATGGCTTTAGATAATGCATTAGGTATGACAGACGAGGAGTTCATGAACCAAGACTTAAGTGTGCTTGAGGAAGAACTAGATAATGAATTACAGACAGATGCTACAGAAGAAGTTGAAGCATCAGCTGAAACAGATACCGAAGTAACAGAAGAGCAGACTTCTGAAACTGAAGTAGAGTCTCAAGAGATTGAGGCTCAAGATAACGCCCAGGAGCAACCTGAGCCAGCACCTATAGAAGTTGAAGACAGCCAACCATTTGAGGATACTCAAGCGGAGCAAGAAACAGAAGCTAAAAGTACTGAGCCAGCGTCTCTTGATACAGAAGACAAGGTAAGTGACACAGACGGGGATACCCAGGAAACACCTACTGTAGACTTCCAAGGAGCATATGAGAAGATTTTTGCACCTTTTAAAGCCAATGGCACTGAGATGCAGGTTGAATCTGTTGAAGACGTAATGTCTTTGATGAAGATGGGAGCTAACTACCAGAAGAAAATGGCAGCACTAGCTCCTAATCTAAAGATAGTTAAAATGCTTGAGAAGAACGATTTACTAGATGCTAGTAAGTTGAACAACTTAATCGACATATCTAAGAAGAACCCTGCAGCGATTTCCAAGCTAATAAAAGATAGTGGAATAGATCCTCTCGATATTGATACTGATGAAGAGGTGAAGTACACGCCTAATGACTACAACGTATCAGACAAAGAGTACAAGCTAGACGAAGCACTTGAAAGCATTAAAAGTAGTCCAACATTCAAGGAAACTATTGATGTGTTGAGTAACCAGTGGGACAATGATAGTAAGAATATTATTTCGGATAATCCGAATATTATTGGCATTATTGATGAACACATGCAGAATGGTGTATACACTGAAATTAATAAGTTAATTACTAAAGAACGAGCTCTAGGTAGACTAGAGGGTGTCTCAGATGTAGTAGCTTATCAACAAGCAGCTAATTACTTAGCTAGTACTGGAGTCTTAAGTGATGGTAGTCAGCAAGCGCCTACGCCAACTAAGTCAGATGTATCAAGTAAGACAAAAGCACAGGACGATGCCAAGCTAAACAGTAAGCGTAAGGCGGCAGCATCAACAAAGACAAGCAGTAAACCAACAACTACTCAACCAGACTTCTTAAAGATGACGGATGAAGAGTTTATGAAGATGGCTGCTGTCTAATTTTATAGAAGCTTTATAGGAGAAATATAATGGCTCAAGTATACGGTGACGGTACTAACTCAACAATCGGTGCACAGGCTCGCACGGATTTTTATTACAAAAAAGCGCTAATTGCCACGCGCGACAAACAGTACTTCATGCCTTTGGCTGACGTACGTGCTATGCCTAAACACCATGGTAAAACTATCAAGCAAGACGTTTACCGTCCTTTGCTAGATAACCTAAACATCAACGACCAAGGTCTAGATGCTTCAGGTACTGCAATTAACTCAGCTAAATGGTCTTCTTGGGACAAAGCTGGTTCATTAGTAGGTGCTGCATACGCATCTGAGACTGCAGCATTAGCTGCTTCAGGCGCTGTTGTAGCTAAGCAGAACTCAGGTAACATCTACGGTTCTGTTAAAGATATTGGTGTAATTGCTGATCGTCTTCCTGCATTGACAGAGAACGGTGGCCGAGTAAACCGTGTTGGTTTCACTCGTAACCAGATCACTGGTTCTATCGTTAAGCAAGGTTTCTTCACTGAGTACACTCAAGAGTCTTTAGACTTTGATTCAGACTCAGAATTGATGTCACACATCACTGAAGAGATGGTACAAGGTGCAACAGAGTTAACTGAAGCTGCTTTACAAGTAGACTTACTTAACGAAGCTTCATCTAATGGTACTGTACGTTACCCTGGCTCTGCTACTTCTAAAGTAACAGTAAATAGTACTGCTGACTATGAAGACCTAATGAATCTTTCTATTGCTTTAGATAACGCTAAGTGTCCTAAGCAAACTAAGGTTATTGCTGGTTCTCGTATGACAGATACTAAGACTGTTAACGGTGGTCGTGTAATGTACATTGGCCCAGACCTAATCCCATTAGTACGTAAGATGACTGATATCTCAGGTTCTGGTGTAGGTACTGGTTTTACTTCTGTAGAGAAGTATGCTGATGCAACTAACACACTTAACGGTGAGATTGGTGCAGTAGATCAGTTCCGTATCGTTGTAGTTCCAGAAATGCAGTATGATGCAGGTGCTGGTGCTTCAGGTGATGACATTTACCCTATGCTTGTTGTAGGTGATGGTTCATTTACTACTATTGGTTTCCAAACTGATGGTAAGACTGTGAAGTTCACTACTACGCACAAGAAGCCAGGTAAAGATATTGCAGACCTTAACGACCCTTACGGTGAGAAAGGTTTCTACTCTATCAAATGGTACTACGGTTTCATGGGCTTACGTCCTGAGCGCTTAGGTATCATCTGGACTAAGAAAGCTTAATTGAGCTAACTTAGACTTTGGTAGCCCGTTAGCACGTAAGTGCGGTGCGGGCTACCTCATTTAATTCCCGGGAGGAACTATGAACATGAACGAAATGACATCTAAACAGATAAGCGATAAGCTAGCCGAACACGGTATTAAGATGCACTTTAATTCAAGTAGAACGAAGCTTGAGGAAGCTTTACAAAAGTTAAATATTACTAATGGTGAGGATAATAATATGGAAGTACAGACAACAGAAACTAACGGTACAGTAATCACAGATGCTATGCTAGATGACTTTTCATACAACGGTGTAGAATTAGAAGGACTACGTGAACAGGACGCTCTTAAGCTAATCCGTGTAATCGTAAGACCTAATGATCCACTTAAGCTAGAATCAGCAGGTGAAATTTTCTCGTATGGTAGTGACTTAATCGATAACAAATTTACAAAGAAGTATGTACCATTCAATAACGAAGAAGGCTGGCACATCACTAATATGATGCTTGAAAATATCAAAGCAGCTGAATGCCAAATCTTCAAGAAGGTTACACGTAATGGTCAAGAATCTATGGAAGCTCAGAAGATTAAAGCGTACAACGTAGAAGTACTACCACCATTAACTCAAGCTGAAATCGATAAGATTGCGGTGAGACAAAAGTCAACTAACTCAGTAGGATAAACTATGGCAACAATCAATACTTCAGATTTAACGCAAGCTAGTGGCGTAACTACTAGTACAGATGGTAAATACACTGTAACTGGTACTGGAGTATTTGATGACCTTATGGAGGCCGTAAATGCCCATTTAGACGCTCAGTTTAACTTAGGCAGGCTAACAGGTGCTGATTATGCTACGGTGTATTTAGGGGCTATTCAAAGCTCTCTACAACAGTCAGTTCAGTTTGTATTAGGTAAACAACAAGCTGATAAGCAAGCAGATCAGATTGCTAGACAGACTATTAACGAAGAACAAGTTAAGAATGCTGAATTAGCTATTAAGCGCCAGCAAATCATTAATGAATCTTTTGCTAATGGTATGGAAGTAAATGACTATATCTGGGAAATTGAATACTATCAAGCAGATGGTACGACTACTGTACCAGGTACGTTTACTTATGTGACTATTGAGAATCTAACTGAAGCAGATGTTAAGTCTTTGATGAATGCAGATCC